CCCGAATCGAGCATCAAGATAACGGGCTACGTGTCCAGTTTGACGGCTGATTCTGGCGGGTGGGAGCAGGAATTGTATGACCGCTTTGCCGCGCTGAATACGACGCAGGTCGGCTTGATGCTGGCCGACAGCGCGACCGGTGACGCCGGTATGCCGTGCTACGTGCTCCCGCTGACCAGTGCCGACCAGATGAAGATTAGCGCACCGGCGACGGGTGTACTCGGCATTGATGGCAGCTTTATGGCGGGTGACTACGGCTTGCGGCGCGGGCTGTGCCTGTGGTACGGCGCAATCACCGCGACCGGCAATAAGACATCTTACGACATCGGCGCGGCGGGTTCTGCGGGTGGCGACATCTACGTATGGGTGTTTTCTATCACGGGCACGGCGACCAACGCCAGCGTCAAGGTACAGAGCAGCGCGACGGAAGGCGGCACTTACTTGGACGAGGGCACAGTCACGTTCTCGGCGGTGGGGCACGCCACGAGCGCCGCGATGACCGGCACGGTCAACAGGTGGCTGCGCGTGAACATTGCAAGCATGGGCGGCGCGACAGGCTTCACAATCGCCGTGGTCGCGACGGTAGATGGGGTAACACAGCCCGCATAGGGCAGGGGGATTAGGTAATGGCACAGAAGGCACGTGGGAATACCACAGTAACGTACAACAGCAACGCAATTACGAACTATGTCACGCAAGCCGACATGGAGCGCACGATTGACCAGTTGGAGACAACCTCCCTGGGCGACACCGCCAAGACGTTCATCGCGGGCGACGCTGACAACAAGCTCACGCTTTCGGGCAACTGGACGGTAGCACTTGACGGCTTCCTGGCACCCGACGCAGGCAGCGGCACCAAGCGGACGGTGGTGATTGTCTACACCGAAGGCAGTTCCACGGTGACCTACACATGGACGGCAAGCGGCAGCAACGGCGGCGAAATCGAGAACTACGCGATTCAGTCACCGGCTAACGGGCTGCGCACGTTCTCTTGTGACCTGAAACTGAGTGGCGCACCGACCCGCGTCGCGGCGTAAGGGGTGAGCATGAGCGAACCAATACGCATTTACTGCGATGACGCCGAATACGGGGAGACATGGATTGACCTGTCTCCCCGTTGGACGCAGGGCGACATGCAGAAAATGCTAGACGTGACAGGTGACGACTTTTACGCCTTCCTGCGCAGCAAGTGTGTCGCCTGCCACATTCAGACCGTAGACGGCGGCGCTATCACTGACCCCGCGCAGATTAGCGACGCGGGGCTTACCGACGTGGACGTGCTGCTGATTGGCTGGCTAGGGCGTTCGATGCCCCTGGCAATAGCAAAGCGGCGCGCCTTGGGAAACGCATCCGCGCGGCTGTCATTGCCCAACAACGGGACGGTGCCGACGATGACGCCGACGACAGCCGCGCCGACGACGACGACCTAAGCACGGCGCGGGGCATTGCCGAAGCGGTGTATTTGCGGGAGAACCGTGAGTATCTCGACTGGTGGCTAATGCAAAAGTTCCCCGGCAGGACGCTTGAGGAACTAGACAGAATCGACTGGCTGCGGCTGCAACGGGCGTTAGAGGTGGGGCGAATCGTGGACCTGGAAACAAAGAACACGTTAGTCACCGAAGGCAAAATCCCCGCTGAGTCGTTGACGGCGCGCGAGTGGGCGCAGATACGCCGCCACAACGCAATCTTTGACGAATGGGAAGCCGCACATGGCGACTAATGTAGACATTGCCATTCGCGCCAAGAATGAGGCATCCGGCGCAATCAAACAGGTTAGCGCCGACCTTGGGCAGCTTGACGACGTGGCCGGTAGTGTTGGCGGCGGGTTGGGCAACCTTGGCGGTATGCTGGCGGGCGGCTTGATTGCGGGCGGCTTGACCGTCATGGCAGATAAGGCTATCGCCGCGGCGGGTGCGGTGTACGACCTTGCCAAAAGCGCAGTAGCAGTCGGCGCAATCCGCGATTCGTTCCGTGACCTAGCAAGTGGTGTCGGGCAAGACGCTGACGCTATGCTCAACTCATTACGCACGGCGTCTTACGGCATGATTTCCGACTCCGACCTGATGTTGTCGGCTAACAAGGCGATGATGCTAGGCGTTGCGGATAACTCGCAAGAGTTGGTTGCGCTGCTGGACGTTGCCCGCGTGCGTGGCAAAGCAATGGGGCTATCAGTCACCGACGCATTTAACGACATCGTGACTGGCTTAGGGCGTGAGTCTGCGCTTATCCTCGACAACCTTGGTATCACGTTGGACCTCGACCGCACCTACAAGGATTATGCGGACGGACTCGGTAAGACTGTCTCTGCGCTGTCGGCGGTAGAGCGTAAGCAGGCGCTAGTCAACAAGGTGATGCAGGACAGTAAGAACCTGAACACTAGCGCACCTAGCGGGGATGCGCAGGCGTTCGCGCAGCTTGACGCAGCAATGGCGAACCTTCAAGTCAAAATGGGGAATATCGCCTTGCCGCTTGCATCCGAATTTGCCAAGGCAGGCGCAGTTGCAGCGGAAGAACTGAACAGCATTTTTGACCGCGTTAGCCTGTCGGGGGTTGACGGGTTCGGGCAGCAGGTGGGCTACGCAATCGGCGCTGCGATGGTAGATGGCGTCGAATCCGCGCTAACTGGTTCGTCAAGTGCTATCGGTGACGCATTTTACAAGATGCTTACCGACTGGAACCCCGCTTTGGCCGGTATCCGCATCGGCAACGAAGTAGCGCAGGGCACGCTTAAGGCTATCAAGGATAGCGGGATTGACGTTCCTAATCTGATAGGGCAGGCGTTGGGCGACAGTAGCGCACTGACTAAGCCCGAAGACCAGATGAGGCGCCTGTACGAGCTTGAGCAGCAAATCATCACAAACTTTGATGCGATGCTGGCAGATACGCGGATGCTCACGAAGCTAATGGAGACAGGCAACCAAGACTTAATGACGCCTGTTTTCGACGTGCGCGCGGGGCACCTGGAAGAACTTAAGCGGGTTCGTGCCGAATACGCCGCGCTCGTCACCGGTATGCAGAACGTCCCCGGCCCTATCATGGCGGTAAATGATTCGCTATGGACGGGCATCACCGGCTGGAAGGACATGACGCGCGCCGCTAAGGATGCGGTAAGCCCCACGGTAGCAGCAGCGCAGGCAATGGCGCAGGCGGGCACAGCGGGGGCAGAGGGCGCAATGCTGGCGTTCAGCTTTGCCGAGTCGATGCGCAATGTCAACGAAACGGCGTCCACTGTCCCCGACGCGTTGAACGCCGCAGGAAACGCCATCCGCACTATACAGGGATTGATGATTGATGCGGCAATGGCGGGGGCCGACGAAGGCAAAACGCTCAACACGTTTATCGACATCGAAGGCTTTCAGCAGCAGCAATTAAAAATCGCTGACATGATGAAGGCGATGGGCGCAGACGATACTACCATCGCCTACACCATCCAACTCAACACCGCAGAAGCCATCGCCAACGCACGGGCATTTGCCAGCGAAGCAGAAAAGGCGGGGCAGAGTACCGAGAAAGTTGTCACCGAAGCCGACCGCGCACGGGCTGCGCTGATTCTGGCGGGCTACGCAACGGCGGGCTTTGCGTCGGGGCTGTCGCAAATACAGGCGCAGGCAGGCGCGACCGCGGGCATCATCTACAACCTGACGGGCGCAATCAGCCAACTAAATGCCGTGACGGGCGTCATGCGCTCCAACAGCGATTTGCTTGGCGGGTTAACCGGACAACTCAACGGTGTCACGTCGGGTTTGATTGACAACCTGGGGATTGACGGCGCGCTTGCCAAGGGGCAAGAGTTGAAGGTTCAGGCGCGCGACCAGATTGAATCATTGCGGGCGCAGGGCTACACCACGGCTGAAATCGGCGTCATCATGCAAGCCAACGTCCAGGAAACGCAGCAATGGGCGTCGGGGCTTGACAAGGTGGAGCAGGCAACGGGCGGCGTTGGTGCGGCGACGAAAGAAGTCAATCAGGAATACGACAACCTGAAAAGCAAGGTGGAGAGCGTGCTCAGTGGTGCGCTGTCACCCGACATCGGGTTCGACCCCGCGGGCATGTTGCCCCGCGAGGACGACATCAACGAGAACGCGCGCAGGCTTGCCGCCATTGCCAACGAGGGCATTGCGAATCAGCCGTGGCTTGAGGAATTTAAGGCGACGGCACCGCAGGCGTGGTCCGACATCATGGCGCAGGTTGCGGCAGGCGTTGACGCCAAAACCGCGGCGGCGTCCATTTACCGCGACTTCCAACAGGGGTTGCGCCCCGACCTGATAGACAAAGACCTCGTTAAGCAGCGCGTCAAGGCGATGATTGTTGGCGACCAAAACATGGCGGCACTTGCTGCCGAAATCGCGCAAGAGTTGGCGACCGAAATGGGCATACCGCTACAAGAGGCACTAGCAGCGGCAGGCGGCGCAATGGGCGTTGCCACAGGCGCAGCAGGCGAGGCGGCAGCAGCAGCCAACGCAGGCGGCTCCGACATGACCGCAGGCGGGGCACAGGCGGGCACAACGTTTGTGGCTGGCTTCCTAGCCACAGCGGACGGCACGCAGCTTGTGGCGGGCATCGTGGGCAAGTTGCAGACGGAGATGCCAAAATTCCTTGAGGCGGGCAAGGGTGCCGGTACGCAATGGGGCGCGGGCTTTATGACGACGGTAGAAAGCGGCATCGCGAACCCGCTGATTAACCTGCTCGTAACGCTCGTTACACCGGGCATCATGGCGCAAATGGCAGCGGGCAAGAGTCAGACGGAGCCGCCACAGTAGGGGCGAATCATGGCAATCAGCGTACCAACATTAGGCGGGCAAACCATATTTACCGGCGTCTACCCCAACAAGTATCGCCAATACGCAGGCTATCGCGGCGGCACGTCAATCATGGCAGACGGCACGCTATCGACGGACTTGGTTAACACGTCGGCAAAACTGCGGTGGGAACTCGGTTGGGACTGGCTGACATCGGCACAGGTGGCAACGCTCAAGACGGCCGTGGATGCCGTGAAGGCGTCTAGCGGCACGTTCGTTGACGTGGACGGGACAAGCTACACCGTGACGCTTGACGAGAACTTTTTGGAACTCGAAATCGAGATGAAAAAGATTGCGGGCAATAATCAGCGGTTCGCGGCGACAATTAAATTGAGGCAGGTGTAGGCATGGCATACGACAGCAAAGCAGACACGCTAGACCACATCTACAAGGTGCAAGTCGCCTTGTATGAGTTTGTGACCAGTCTTGACGCACGTGCCAGCAAGCACGACGAAAGCAAGCTTGAATCTCCTGAGAAGGAAATTTTCGACGTTGTAACGCCCAAACTTAGCGCACTCACCTACGGCAGCGACGAATACAAAGCGGGTATCGCTGAACTAGGCGAGGCGTTGGCGCACCATTACGCAAACAATAGCCATCACCCCGAACACTACCCAAACGGCGTTAACGGCATGACGCTACTTGATGTGGTTGAAATGTTCTGCGACTGGAAGGCGGCAAGCGAACGTCACGCAGACGGCGACTTCGCCAAAAGTCTAGAAATTAACCGTAAGCGTTTTGAAATTTCCGACCAACTAGCGGAGATTTTCGAGAACACGCGCCGGGAGATGGGTTGGTAAATGCCCCGCACAATCGCTTACCGTCTATACATCGCTTGGAACGGAACCGACTACACCAGTGAAGGCGCGCGCCTGCTGCAAGCCTCCGGCGAAAACCGCCTAACGTCACCGGACGCAATCGCGGCGGGGCGTGGCATCGTGGACCGTTGCACCCTGGAACTCGACAACCGGGACGGGCGGTATAGCCCCCTGAACAGTAGCGGCGCGCTGTACGCCAACATTCAGGCGGGCGGCGCATACAACCGGCCCATGTATCTCGAAGTCTCCATTGACGGCGGGAGCAACTATTACAAGGTGTTCACGGGCGTAATCAAAATCCCGCAGGAGACTACGCCGACGCCCACGAAGCCCGCCACGGTGACGATTGATTGCCGCAGCAGCGACGAACTCCTGCTAGGGCGGCGCATGAGCACCACGTTAGCCGACATGCTGATGATGCACGATGGCGGCTACACCGAAGGCGACGTAATCAACTACTTCGTGCAGTTGGCGGGCAAGAGTGCGACGGCTGACGATGGCGTGTTTGTGGTGCCGTGGGCATGGATGGATGACGAATCCGCGCTTGAGGAAATATGGGCGTTGGCCAGTGCAGCGGGCGGGCGGTTCTACTGCGACCCGGACGGCGTGTTCCGGTATGAGGACATGACGCATTGGTTGAAAGCGCCGCATACGACAAGTCAGGAGACTTTCACCCGCGCTGACTTTAGCGAGTTACAGCCTGTCTACAGCGACAGCGAACTCTACAACAGTGTCGCGGTAGAGGCATCGGCGCGCGTGATGGGTGCATCTGACGTGCTGTGGGAACCCGACGAACCCGTTACCATCCCGCCGTCTAGCACCAAGGCAATTACGTGCCGCTACCGCCAACCCGCCTATAGCGCGAATTTCCCAAGCTGGAAAGCGGCAACCGCGGGCGGGATTGACAAAACAAGCGACGTCACCGTTACCGTCACGGCGTCATACGTGCAGCGCATGGAAATCAGTATCACCAATGCCGCTACGGAAGCCGTGACCCTGCACCCGTTCAATTTGGCGGGGGTTGCCTTGACGGGCGGGCCAACCCAGGAGGAAACGCGCACCAGTGCCGCCAACGGGAGCAACTCTGCCTGGTGGACGAGCAGGGGCACCACACGCAGCAAGGCGATACGGGGCAACGCCTACATACAGACGCGCGCGCAGGCGGGCACGCTAGCGCATTTCCTGTTGCGGCGCAGCGAAGCCCCACGGCTGACGTACAAGCTCAAGGGGTGCCCCGGCAAAAGTAGCAGGCGGTGCGGGGACCTGGTGACGATAAATGATACCGCCATAATGTCAGCGAGTAGGACCGCCTTCATCGTCGCAATTAACTGGCGACTGACGACCAACGGGTTTAGCCAGGACATCGAATGTATGGACGCGGCAAGCCTCTACCCGTACCAGGCAACAGGGTACTTTGTACTCGACACCAACAAACTAGGCGCGTCGGGTGGTTCACTTACCGCCCCAATATTCTACTGAGTGACATATGCCATACACGACGATTCCATCCTTAAGTGACGGCAGCATCCTAACCGCAAGCCACCTTCGGTTGCTTGGTGACAATGCCAACTATCTCAACTCGCTTGGCGGCATCCCTAACCTCGCCTTCTCGCACGTCGCCACTAGCACGGGGCAATCGCTGTACTGGCACATCCGGCACCGGCACCGTTACCTGTATGTCCTGGTGTCGTTCGTTAATAACGCGGACTATTTCAACGTCAAGTACAACACCACGACGGTATACACCAACGGCGACCCGTCAGGCACACCGACAATCAAGATAGATTTGAACCCATTATCTTTGACAGTCGGCAACTGGTACGTAGTGCAGGTGGATTGCGGATTCGTTGGCGGTTCCAGCATGGACCTCAAACTAATTTACGAGTACCCAAGCTAACTATGGCTATTAGAGACTGGCAGCACGGTGATTTTCCGACTGCAAGCATGATGAACGAATACAAAACCGTTCTAGACGCCGCCAAAACGTCGCTCACTAGCGGCACGCCGTCCATGCCGTTGCAGGTTGCCGCGGAGCACGCCACATCTGGCGAGTTTTGGGTGTGGCACTGCTACAGGTACTTGCACTATGGCAGCAACGGCGCACTCGTTGACCAGGATGGTGTATACCCCGACGTGTCACTGTCCGAGGACGAGAACGAACTAGGCGTACTCGACCTAGATTCACTCGGCTGGCTGGCATACGGGCGCGTGTATAAGGTGACGGGCGTAACGTGGTGTCAAGAGGATTGGGAGCCGTAGAGGATGCCAAAGAACACTCCCACTAGAATAATTGATTCGCAGAAAACGCGCGTTGCATCATTCCTTGGCGGCAGCGGCACGGGCGGCGGTGTGTCCTATCATAGCGCGTTGGGCGGGCTGCTGAACGACGATCACCCGCAATACCACAACGACGCACGCGGCGACGTGCGCTATGTGCCAGTTGCACGCACCGTAGCGACGGGCGGCGGCTTGACGGGCGGAGGCGCGTTGTCGGGAGACTTGACGCTTGCCGTGGGTGCGGGGCTTGGTATCACGGTTAACGCTGACGATATTGCCTTGACTACCCCCGGCACGTTGACGGTATCAAGCACCAACAACAGCACCGGCAGTCACACGCACGCCATTACGACTAGCAGTGACGTTGGCACCACGCCCGCGGCGTCAATCCTGGCGAGTACGGCAGCGGGCGCGTTAACGGTAGCGACCCTGTATGCTAACGTCAACGTTAGCACGTCGCGGATTGACACGGCTAGTAGCAATCTAACGTTGGCACCCGCGACCAATGTTGTGTCGTTGCTTTCTGCGGTGGCGGTGCAGACAGACAACTACGCCAGTCAGTTGACCGGATGGCGTGCTACATATGCGGGTGAGGCTGATTTTCGTTACCTCTTTGTTGACGAAATGCACGCCAAATCGTTCATTGCCGACTTAGAGCAGGCACTAGCGGGCGGGCAGATAATCTGCAAAAGTGTCGCAATGGTGGCAAGCGCGTTCACCGTCCCTGCGGCTAGTGGCACGGCGACATTGCGCGTGCGCGACCTGCCGAGTGCGGCAAATATGGCTGTGTTTGTGTCCGGCGATATTGTGCGGCTGCGCACGTTCTCGCGTTCCGGTGGCAGTCTGACAATTGCGGATGCGTGGGGCGTGGTTACATCCTACGCAGACGGCACGGGCGGCAACGAAGGCACGCAGACATGGACATTTACCCGCAGCGCCGCACCCAACGCGGGCACAATGGCGACAAACACGGTAATTCAACCTGATGCTATCGTACTCGATTACGGCACGACGGGAAACGGGTACTACGAAGTCAACGCCATAGATGGCGCTTACGGGCTGAACTCCCCATATGCCCGCATTGCCACATGGACGACGCACCCCGCCACCGGGACGGCTTTGCGTGCTCAGTTCGGCAACCTGCGCGGCGTGTACGGCTACAGCGGCACGGAGTTTGGCGTGGCAATGGGCAGTGCTACGGGCGCTAACGTCACGGTAGACGCAACGAATGGCGTGCGCCTGCGCCAAGGTACAAACGACACGATTGTACTTGATACCGCTGGCAATAGCTACTTTGCGGGCGTGATGACCATCGGCACGGCGGGCGAGATTCGCCAAGGTACGGGCACGCTTGGCAGCAACTACACCGGGCTGCGCATGTGGCGCGACACGAACGTTGGGCGCATCGGCGGCTACAACAGCAATATCTTGCAGTGGTACGGCTCGACTGACGGCAAGTTCTATTTTGCCAACGGTAAGGCATGGTTAGAGCGTTACGGGTTATATATCCTTGCGCCTGCGTCCGCTGACCTTGGTTTGGAAAACAACATAGCATGGGCTACGCAGGGCAACTTGAGCACGCTATCCGGTTACATCAATTGTGGCTACGCAGGCACTAGCGGCTCGCCTGACGGACAAATGCTAATCGCTGTCAACAAAGCAGGTGCCGCCAACAGGATAAACATGGATGCCAATGTGGTAAACATGGGCGGCAGTCTGACGGTGACAGGCGAAATTAACGTCAGGCAGCACACGACAATGGAGTTATGGAGCATCGACTGCGCCAACGGTACGGCGCTGACGATGGCAAATACGTACGTGTTCCAGTTTTCGGACGCGAGCGTATTCAGCGGGTTAGTAATCCTCAACAACACGACAGACGGCGGCGGCGCGGTGTTCATGTGTAGCGGCGCGGTAGTCACCAAAATAGCAGACGGTTCCTCTGTCTACTCGACAACGAAAGACACGGCAAGTAAAACAAATCTTTACTATGACGCTGGCAGCAGCGAATACCGGATGCAGAACAACACAGGCGGCAGTCGTACGTACAACATTTTCAGCATCCGATTGCGGGCGAGCAGTTAGGGGAGCACATGCGAGAACAAATCGAAGCCAAAATAACGGAATGGACGCAGGCGGTAGAGACATTGCAGCAGCGGCGGCAGCAACTAGCGGCGCAGCTTGCCGACACTGACACCACGATACAACGGCACCTTGGCGCAATCGCAGGCGCGCGGGAACTATTACAACTGGACGCACCCACACAGGAGCAGGCGCAGGCATGACGTTAGCGGCGCACGTCGGGCAACCAATGCACGGGCGGCAGAATGGCACGCAGCAGCGCGTCGGCAATGGCGCGGTGTCCTGCCGTGTTCGGGTGGAACCCGTCAATGTCGCTCAGGTATTCGTAGTGCCCCACGGTTGCGCCCCAACAGTCTGCGACGGTGTAGCCGAGTGCTGGCGTAACGGTACTGATGACCTGATTGAACTCCAACGCGCGAGCGTAGGCGTCGGTATCGGTTCCTTGCCCCGTCCACGGCACAGTACAGGCGACGGCGTTACGATACCCGTTATCTCTGAGGATGTGCAGCAGTTGCACGTACTTACGCAGAAATCGCGCCTTGTCCATGTTGCCCAAATTGTTAATACCGACTTCGACGGTGACAAATTTGGGCTTATGCTCGGCAAGTTCCAACGGCAGTTGTGCGATGGTGTTGTCGATACCGTCACCAGTGACCGCGGCAATGTGCATCTGATATTGCGGCAGAGCCTCCGCAACCATAGCGGCGAATCCAAACCAACCACTAGAACGCAGGTTGGCGGCATACAACCCCACGGTGAGCGAGTCACCTACCGCGAGATACACCGGCTTAGGCGGCACAGTCTGTGCGGTGGCAGGCGTCGGGGTGAATTGTGCAGCGGCGACAATGGCGGCAAACACGGCGGTAAGCAGGGCGGTACGGAGCATAACGGGGTGTCCTTTCGGTGACGGTTGTTTGCTCCATTGTAGCACGCATTTGGGATATTTGCTGACGGATTTGGGATAGGCGGCTGATAGATGGCGGCACCAACGTTAGGGGCGTACACAGTTGCAAGCAGGACCACCAACGGCACATCGTTGGCGTGCAACGTGCCTACCTACAGCGCGGGCAATACCATCTATTACGTATTCGCCAGCGATGCCGACGCGGGCGCGGTGTCGATTGATGGTAGCGGCTGGACAACGGTCGTTGATAACTACGCTATTCCGGCGTCAGGCGTGCCGGATGCAGGGCGTTTTTCCATTTGGAAGCGCACGGCGGGCAGCGAACCTGCCAGTTATACCGCAAGCTGGACGGTCAGTGAGCGCGCCGTTATCGTGGCGTTTGTGGTGCAGGGTGACGGCGGCTTTAACGTCAGTGTCGTCAGCGCCAACGGCTCCACATCCTCGCCCGCGGTAGGCGACTTGACTACGACGGTAGCAGACTGCCTGCGCATCAGCATCGTAGCCGACAGCACCGACAGGACGCCTATAGGGACGTTTAGCGGGCACACTTTGTTGGTCACGCAGGCGGCGGCGTCGGCGGGCACCATTAGCGTGCAGTACAAGGCGCTGGCCAGCAGCGGTACGGACACAGGTGTCAGCACGACCCAGGCGAGCACCTACTGGACGACGCACACGTTCGCCATTGCGCCCCTGCGCACGGGCAGCGCCACTATCACGCAAGCGGCGCA